TTTCTGCAGAAAATAATCGCTGATGATTAGCAGTTATATTATTAGCTGGACCTGAGTTTGTATTGATACTGTTTAATAAATCTAAATATCCTGCTGTAAATGTAATATTTTTATTATCATCTGTAACAACTACGCCAGCTTCAAGTTGATAGTTAGCTCTGCTTGAATTTTGTTCTGGTACATAGTTATCGCCTAGTTTATATGTAGGTGCAAACGTACGACCAATGTATCCATTAACTGGTTGATTAACACCTGGCGTAAACAACTGATCCATTGTTGCGCCAAGAAAACGTTGGTTGGTGTCTGAGCGAAATGCTTCAGGTAAAAAGTTAATAGTGTTTAATAGTGCCATTATTGTGTAGAACCAAAGTTAATACCACTCATACCTAGTTGTGCGGCAGTTACTGCGGACACAATGTCGATATCGTTTACTGTTGCAGCCGATGTAATGATTTCCCATGGTTCAGCGTTAACTTGGAAATAGTTACCAAATACTAAACTACTGTCTGATGGAACAATAACCACACTACTAATATTAGGCGCTAGTGTGCTGTGCAAATAAGCGGCCAATTCACTAAAGTAGAATGTATCACCAAAGTCCCAGTTATTAGGATCAAAGTAATTGTTAATCGCTGAGATTACCTGTGTTTTGATTTCGTTGTCAGTAATACCAACACTAGGATTCTTAACTACTTGGAAACGTGCTTGTAGACTAGGATCTGCTTTAGAGCCAAATAGTGGTTTAAACTGTGCAGGATTATAAATGATTGTATCACTAACTGTTTTGTAGTCATCTAACCCAGCATAGTCAATTTCTAAACTGCTTGATGTTGGCGGCATAGGTTCTTGTACTGTGCCAGTTAAATCACGCAACCAAGCTATGTATGCACTGGTATAAGATGCAACTAAAATATATAAGTCAATAAGATTAACCGGTGTTGGATCAATTCGACTACGTGCTGGAGCATTGTGTTTGTATTGGAAATACAAGCCACTGCGACTAGAATTAGATCCAGCAACATCAGTGAATAACTCTGGATTATCCGGTACCCCTGGCATCTGTGTATCTGGGAAGGTGATTAATACAACATTCTGATCTACATAACCGTCTGGCTCTACTTTACTATTGTAAATTTTCCAGATAATGTCTTGACCCAATGGAACATTAGTGTTAGGTGCAGGCTTGTCATTGATTTTTAAAACTTTGATACTGTCTGTAATGGTTAAGCCTGTGGTACTATCGTAAACACTTACAGTTGGATCAAAGTAAAAATTAGTAGTGCCAGCACTGGCAAATGTATATTCTAGTTGCTTATATGTAATAGTATATAGGCCTGCATTGTAGGTAAACGTTAATAGCCAGTTGGTACTTGTGCCAATGCTTGAAGGAGGAATATTAATCCAAGTTTGATTTAGTTGATCATATGTTAGACCAAAGTTTAAGTTTGAGTTAATCTGACTAGTTATGGTCGGAATCAAGGTCAATGGTAAATCATTCATGTAAGGCGGAATAATACTGTTGGCGCCAGACAAGTTAACATCGCTCAAAACAGCACCATTGGGCACTACTGTAGCAAATGTTACTTGACTTGGTGTAGTAAAGTTGTTATTAGCAACAACACCGGAAACAGTTGCATAAAAGTTTAAACTGTCTGTGCCCAAGGTAGGTGTACCAGATTTAATAACGTGCTGTGCATCAAAGTAATAACCAGCAGGTGCTGTAAACTGCAGGCTTGCACCAGGTGCAACATATTGTAGGTTACCGCTAACTCCAGGACCAACTTGTAAGGTATTACCAGTTATAACATTGGCCAAGAATCCAGAACTAGTTGATGTGCTGTTACTAGTTTGATGGAATACCACATTGCCACCTAGTGCGGTACTAGTGCTGTAACGTGGATATGTTCCATAGTAATAGTTACGCATTTCTGTACTGTCAATCGCTGGAATAACTTGATTGTAGATAGCAGTATAAATGTCGTTAGAAGTTAAAAAACTAAATGTAGTTGTGCTAGTAGTATTGTTAGCAGTCAAGATACCATCGTCAGCAAAAATGTTTGTTGAGCTATAACTACCAGTAGGATCAATGGCATCTAAGTATAAACTTACACCACTACTGGTACGATTGATTGCCTTAACCTTTTGAATACTGGTATATTTGGTTGTTGGGAAGATGTTATAATCTTCGCCAGTTACCATACGATTCTGTGTGTAGTATTGTTGTGGTGCCGCTGTCTTAATACTTGACAAGCTAGGTGCCGCATTGGCGTTAGTTACTGTATACTTTAGACTGGCAATAACCGTCATATTTTCTAGTGTATTATTTTTACTTACATAGTTGAAGTTAATACTTACACTAGCTAAATCATTTGGGTTGATAGCATAGGTTGTACCGTTACTGGTACGATAATAAAATATAAACTGACCTTGAGGAATGTTAGCAAACGATCCGTCGCCAAAGACCAAGCTAACTTGATCATTATTTAATGTATTGATCTGATATAGATTTTTATCAGTTAAGTTATTAAACACAACATTGGATCCTGGTAATGCAGGAACTTGTGTCCATTTAGTTTGCGGTCCACCATTGACATTTAAACTATATAACCATTGGTCTGTGTTGGTAATGTTGTTTGAGTTAATAGGAACAAAGTTGTTTGGGATCGCATTGGTAATATTAAATTTGGTAGCCGATAACGATCCTTGTTTAAAGTAAACAAAGAATCCAGTATTGTTACTACCATTACCGTTGTTGTCATTACGATAAAGTATATTGAACTGACCTGTTTTAGTTGGATCATCTTCATAGATATATGTTTCACCGACGCTAGTTCCACTTACTGCTTCAAAGCTAGTAGGGTTACCTTGGATGTTAACTGTAAAAGGTGCAGTTGGCAATAAGTTCGGATTGATAGCAATACTATATTCGTCAGTTTGAATATTGTTAATCTGTTGACTATTGCCAGGTTTACCAATATTTTGACTAGAAATTAAACTGGCATTGATAACCGCAGTAAACTGTTCTAACCAGTTATCATTAGTCAAATCGTTCCAGTGTATTGTAGCATTAGCCAGATTAATACCGGCGCTGTCAATAACACTTTCAGTTGTTTTAACTGAGTCAAACTTTAATAATCCCGAAGCCGCTGTGGTACGGCTTGGATTGTAACTTAACATACGTGCCAGTTTAAGAATACTATCTCTACGCTGTGCTGTGTCAATAAAGTTTTCACGAGCATTTAAGTCTGTACGAAAAGCAAGACTTTGACCTAAAAAGGCAATCATGTCAATGAGTGCTAGATATTCACTGGATTCTAGGAAGTCATTGAATGTTTCTGGGTAATAGACTTTGATGTAGTTGATCATGCTGTTACGCAGAGTCTCAAAGTCGTAGCTGGTAAAGTCAGCGTTGGTAAACGCTTGATATACTTTAGTCCAGTCTTGCTGAACTAATAAACTGGTCTGACGTGTGGTTTGTGCCATATTATTGTTTGCCTATATTACCTATATCAAGTATTTATCAGGCGGAATAATATGTGTAGTTAATTCAAGGTATTAAGATGCAGAAAGTGTTTGACTATTTTTGTTAAAATTTAACTCAATAGTTGATGTTTGATTGGTAGGAACGTATGACAAAGTTAACTGTACTAAAAATCCAGTATCTTTTTGTGTAATAGCCACTTGACCAACTTGCAAGCGTGGATCATACGCAACTATTTTTTTAATGTCTTGTGTGATTATTTCTTGTGTTGCTTCATCTAGTGGTTCAAACAGCATGTCCCATATAATAGTACCAAAGGTGGGATTCATTAACTTTTGTCCTTTGCGTAGACTAAAGTAGTTGATTAGGTCTTGTTGAGCCAGCTCAAAATCAGTCAAAGAATATTTCTTTGCGCTGTTGAGTGTACTAAATCCGCGATATGTAATGGTCATAATAGTATTTATTAGTTTACAGAGTTGCCGGGACTGGTAGTTATTGAGCCGGCCTGTATATTGGTTATTAGTTCACCAGCGGCTATATTTAATGTATTAAATGCTAACTGACTAATACTGTATATCCCATTCACGCCAGACGAAAAAGATTGATTAATTTGATTTATCCCAATGCCAAGTGCCAATGCTGTTGCCATATTTTCTACGGTCTTTAATGTTTGACTTGGGTTTGCAATAGCACTAGCGGCTAATCCAATAACACTTGTACCGGCCGGTCCAAGTCCCTGTGCTACTGCTCCAGTAATACCGGTTGCTAGTGTACCAACAACACTACCCACTGAACTTGTACCAGACGATTGTAACTGTTGATTTAATTGAGATGATGTAGTTGTACCCTGTGCTAAACTTATTGAACTAGGTATAGTAACAGTTGCTCCCGTTGACGAATCTGCCGCATGTACTGCCAATGATGTCATTGTTGCCATTGGCGCTAACTGTGCGGCCGATGAAGTTACAGCATTAACAATAGCATTTGTGGTTACTGGACCAGTTAGCGGCACTATCAGGCTTGTTGGTGTTCCATCTTGACCTATACCGTTTATACTTAAAAAGTTATTAGCTATAACTGTTTTAGTTACTGGTATGTTTGCTAGTCCTAATACTCCAAGTGCATAACGTCCGCTGTTATAAGAGTTAGCACCATCACCCACTCCGGAGTAACGCCAGGCATAAGCACCTGTACCAGAAATATTAGTGTTAGTTGGAGTTACGCCCGGACCTAATGTCCAACCAACATAGATCATGCCAGCAACTACATCGGCTGTGTCGGCGTCTTGTATACTGCCATTTTTAACCAGTTTATTGTAAGTATCGTATACAATCTGGTATGCCAGATGTTCTTGTCCCGCTACACTAGACAAAAACGCTGAAAGGCTAGTGACATTATAGTTGTAAC